TTTAAAAAAAAGATATTATGGCAGACACAATAGGCATTTTAGCAGCAATTGATGTTACAAAGATAGAAGAAGCATTAAAATCAATAGATAAAGGCGTAGAGAAAATATCTACCACTATGGATACAATGGTAGATAATATGGAGAAAGGCTTTAATAAGGTTGGAGATGTTGCAAAGAAAGCAGGAGAAGCAGCAGGGAAAGCATTTAACCCAGAATCTTTTAATGATGTTAATAGTGCTATTGTTAATGTAAAAAAACAATTAACCGATGCAAAAATCGATACAAAGCTTTTTGAAGACTCTGTAATTAGCCTTAAAGAAAGTATGAAAGATGTCGCCTTTCAACCTAACTTAGCGGGGACTAAAATAAAATCACTACCTTCTTTATCACGTGAGCAAACCGTAAATACAACTGGTTTACAATACGAGCAAGGATTAAACATCCCTCAATTAAACCAAGCTATTACTATACTTGAAAATTACAGGTCAAAACTTGGATTGGTAGGAGAAGAGGAACAAAAGGCTACTGATTTATTAGGTAAATATAAAGCAGAATTAAAAGCAAAAAATCTCACTACTGAACAAGCAGCAATAGCACAAGAAAAGTTAGCATCAGCTACTCGTAAAAAGAATCAAGCTGAAAAACAGTCTACTTATGAAGGCTCTATGGGGATGTCATCATCAAGTATAGAGGAGCGAATAGCAAAAATTAATGCACTAAAGACGGCAAGGCAAAAACTATCAATAACCGACGCAGAATATACTAATAAACTCAAAAACCTTAACCAAGAACAACAACGCTTAGATAGAGCAAATAAACAAGCGTTATCAAGTGGGATTCAATTAGAAAAGCAATCCGATAAGATGAAAAACACAGTAGAAGCACTTACAAGAAGAGTTGCTTTAGAAGCTATCGTACAAAACAAAGAAGCTTCAGATGAGATATTTACGAAAATGCAACGTTTGGCTGTAATATCACCATTCCAATTCAAAGACTTAATGTCATATACTAAACAATTAGCAGCGTTTAGGATTGAAACATCAAAGCTATACGATAAAACAAAAATGCTTGCTGATGTGTCCGCAGGGTTAGGAGTAGATATGTCAAGACTTATCTTAGCCTATGGTCAGGTTAGGGCTGCTGCGGTTTTAAGAGGTCAAGAAATCAGACAGTTTACAGAGGCTGGTATACCATTACTACAAGAGCTTTCACAGAAATTTAGCGAATTAGAGGGTAGGGTAGTGAGTACAAGTGAGGTATTTGAAAAAGTATCTAAAAGAGAAGTGCCATTTGAAATGGTAGACGAGGTATTTCAAAAGATGACCGTGAGTGGTGGTGTCTTTTATAATATGCAAGAAATCCAAGCAGAAACCCTTAAAGGTAAAATTTCTAACTTAACGGATAGTTATGAAATTATGTTGAATAAGTTAGGAGAAGAGCAAGACGGAGCATTAAAGGGAGCTATAAATTCTATGACACTTCTTATAAATAACTATGAAACCCTAATAGACATCCTAAGAGTAGTAGGTATAACTTATGGAGCATTGTTTGTGAAAAGACAAATGATGATTTTAGCATTAGGAAGAGAAGCCGTTATGTTAAAAGGAGAGTTGTTGCTTGCGAAGAAAAAAGAAGCATCAGATTTAATGGCAAAAGGTCTAACTCAACAATTAACAAAAGAAGAAACAAAATTAATTGCTACAAGACATAGGCTTACAGATGAGGATAAAATGAGGATAGTTACTAACAAAGACTTAACTCAAGCCCAAGCTAAAAGGCTTTTATATTTTGGTAGGCTAAAAAAAGAACATATTGCAGAGCTTGTTTCCGCTAAAAAATTAGACGCAGCTGAAACCTTAAGATATAGAAAAATGAACGCTTTTAATAAAGTATTAGTAAAGACAGCATTCTTAGCAAAAACTGCTGGTAAAGCATTATGGAATATGGTTTCGTCTATATTAAGCCCAGCTAATCTTGCAATGGCAGGTTTTATGCTTATCACCTCTGTTGTTACTAAAATGATTACTAAGCGTAACGAGTGGAAAGATACGCTTAAAAATATAGAAACAGGCACAAGAGAGTCATTAGAGGGTATTCAAAAATCATATAAAGACGTAGCCAAGACAATAGAGCAAGGGGTGAAAAGTGCTAAGAGTGATGCTATTGATGAAAAAGCAATTACAAAAGCAATTATTGCAATTCAAGGATTGGCGAATAATAATGAAACATTAAACTCAATAATACAACAAAGGCTTGGTTATTATGAAACAGAGGCAGAGAGATTAATAGAACTTAAAAAAATACTTGATGATTATATATATGCCTTAGAGGTATCTAATAAAAATTCAGCAGGTATGGCTATTGCAACAGATACAGGAGGAGTGGGTAACGAGGGATTAATAGGGGATTTAGATGATTTAGGCGATGAGGCTGATAATTTAACAAAGGCATTTGTATTATTTCAAAAAGTTGGAGGAAGTGCTTTAGACGCTCAAAAAGAAAAATTCGCTTTATTAAAAGAAGAAGGTTTAGGTTATGCTGAAACAATTAAGTTTATTAATGATTTATCGGCAGAAACAGATAATATAAAAGACAGAGGAGATAGAAAAGACATCCAAGAAGCGTTAAGAGTATTTTCAGGGACATACGCAGAAGCGATGGGAGAGTTTTATACGTTTTGGAATAACTATAAAACTCAAAACTCTACATTTAAAGGAGAAATACTACAATACGATAAAGAGTATTATGGGTTAAGCGTAGATAATTTTAAAGCGTTTACTACTCAAGTAAATGTAGCCTTTGCTGAAATGATAAAAAATTCAAGTGATGGCACAAAAAAGAACGCCCATTACCTAAAAAGTTTTATAGATAATCAAATAAATTCATACGACCCTTTATATCAGAAATCAATAGAACTCCAAAAGAAATTTATTAAAGATACTAAATCAACTCTAATTAAATTTAATGGAGAGATGGTAGATTATTCAAATAAAACTAATCTTGGATTAACTCCTGAGAATTATGCACTATTTACAAAGAAGATAAATGAGGTGTATACTGATTGGATGATTAAACATAAAGATACTGTGCAAGGGTTTGAAAATGTCTTATCTAAAATGTTTAGCCAAACTTTCTATGTAAAATATGATTTTAAGCAAGTAATGGCAGATAGGGCTGGGGATGATTTATTAGCTGGGTTAAATTCTGTATTAGAAGAGGCACAAAAAGACAAAACTATAAAACTCCCTAAATTTAAGTTAGGCGAAGGAGAGGATGGGGGTATAGGTAAAATAAACCAAGATATCTCAAAAGGATTACAGGAATCAACAACAGAGGTTGAAAGATTAAAAAAATCTCTTATAGAAATAAAGAAGATTTATGATAATACACCATTGCCGACAACAGGATTCAGTGACAATAAATCCATAGAAGAATATAACGTAGCAAAGAAAAGTTTTGATTTAGCTCAAAAAAACCTAAAAAACGAAAAAGAAAGAGTAGATATATATACAAAGCTTGCTAAATATCAAGGGCTTGAAGTTAAAGGCAAAGACAAAACAACAAAAGGCAAAACCGAAGACCTTTACTTAAAGAAACTAAAAGAAGAGATAAAGTTAATTGAAGATGTAAGAAAAGCATACCAAGACTTAGAGAAAGCAGGATATGGTAAAGATAACATACCATCATTAATGCCTAAAGACTATAACCCTGAACTACAAAGAGCTTTTGGTAAAGGAATGAATGTAGAGAAATTAGCAGGCTTTTCAAAAGATGACTTAAAGGCTTTTTATGAAAGTTTAAGAAAAGGACTAAAAACTACTGCAAGCCAAGAGGAACTAAACATTCAATTATCTAAACTAAACATAGAGGTTAGTCAAGACGTAATAGACCAAGCGTCAAATGACTTAAATAACTCTATATCTAAAATACAAGATGGCTTATCATTAGCGAAAGAATTAAAGGGATTTGATGTTGAACTTAGAGAGGTATTTAAGAAGCTATTTGACTACGAGGAATTAGAATTAGACCAAGCATTACAACAATTAAACGATAGCATTAATAAAGAGCTACAAAGCATAGGAGCGGGGGGTATAGATATGTCTAAAGTAAATCTTACCTCTGCGTTAGCGATGACAGGAATTAGTGCTGATTCAAAAGTAGGTGGCGATATGAAGAAAGCATACGACATGAGAAATAAAATGCTACAAGATAACGTAAAAGAAACAGCTGACAATTATAAGAAACTATTAGAAAAATACTCAACGTTTGAGGACAAGCAAGTAGCACTTACATTAACTAAAAACCAAGAGTTAGCCGACCTTAATAAAAGATTTAATACAGAGGACTTACAAAATACCGAGCAGTACTTAAAACTAAAAGCTGCGATAGAGAAAAAATACGCTGAAGAAAGTGCTAATTTAAGCATAGAAGCATTTAAGGATTCTGAATTATGGTCAAAATCTTTCGATGATTTAGATAGAGTGTCATCTATTACTTTAGAGAGTTTAATGAGAAGGCTTGAAGAGATGATAGAGGTAGAGGGTAAAGCAGCAGACGCTACAAAGATGAAAGATTTAATGAACTCTTATAAAAAGATGAGGGCAGAGTTAGAGGGGAGAAATCCATTCAAGACTTTAACTTCTGGATTAAGAGATTATATATCAGCATTAAAAGAACAAAAGAAGATTAATGAAGAAATAAAGGCGGCTGAAGATAAATTAATAGAAAGTAAAAAGCAAACAGCTGATATAAATGGTAACATAGTTGATAACACAGAGGGTGTAGCTAAAGCCACTGAAGCCTTAAATAAAGCACAAGGGAAAGGGGTAGAAAATGGGGATAAACGTGCAGATGCCGCTGGAAGAATCTCTAAAGGGTTTGAGGCTGTAAGTGAAATTGGTAAAACCGCAACAGATATAGCGTCAGGAATAATGGGGACTACAACGGGAGTCCAATCAGAGGAAGAAGAACGAGCTGCTGATATTATGGCAACAATTGGAGGTGTAATGGAAATGAGTGGTGGAGTCGCTCAAATAATGTCAGGAAACATTATGGGGGGTATTACGGCAATTGCCAAAGGGGCTTTTTCTATAGTATCCGCTTGGGCAGATAACTCAAATAATGAGATAAGTAGAGCTGTTGCTGAGAGTGAAAAAGAGGTGCAAAGATTAACTGACGCCTATGCTCAATTAGAAAGAGCAATAAATGAATCTTTCGGAAGTGCTGAATTAACAGCAAAGAAAGCACTTGCTACTAATTTAAAACTACAAAAAGCAGAAATAGAAAAACAGTTGGCTTTAGAGAAATCAAGGTCAGGCAAGAACCAAGATGAAGAGAAAATAACAGAGTTAGAAAATCAACTTCTACAATTAGATAATCAAATTGAAGATACTGTAAATAGTATAGTTGATGATTTAATGGGTGGCGACATTAAGTCTGTTGTGGGAAGTTTTGCAGATACCGTAGTAAGTGCTATGACAGAAGCAACAGATTCGGTAGATGCTTTAAATAAGAGTTGGTCTGATATGATTTTAGGTATGATAAAAAGTCAATTGGTAGCTCCAATTGTGGCTCGATATATGGCAGCTGCTAAAAAGGAAATCGAAAAAATGACAGAAGACGGTAGAATAACAGAAGGGGAAATAGATAATTTTATGGGTGATTCAAGAGAGTGGAGTGAAGCAATAGCAAAAGAGCTATCTGGATATCAATCTTTAATTGACCGAATATCTGATTTAGCACAAGGCTCTGAAAAAACCTCAACACTACAAAAAGGGATACAGTCAATAACAGAACAGACAGCACAAGCATTAGAGGGCTTATTAAACTCTGTAAGGTTTGAAGTGTTTAATCATACCGATTTACTAACAAATATTTCTGACAGAATAGAGATTGGTAATGTAATAGCTTCTAACTTACTTTCTATAGCAAGAGAAGGATATAATTTAATGAAAGAGATGAGGTTATGGCAAGAGTCTATTACTTGGACAGGACACAACAAAGGTGGAGGTAAAGGCTTAAAAGTATTTGCTTACACAAGTGTTGATAATTATTAGGTATGATATATATGACTATAAAAATAGGTTATTTAAAATATTAATAATATCTTTGCATAATATTTAACATTATATAAATATGGATTCAATGAGTAAATTTAAGAAAGAGGCAAGAGAAAGACGATTATGTTCTTCGTTTGCTATTTTATGGGGGAAATGCAAAACTAAGGAGGATTATGTGAAATTATCGCTAATACCTCAATCAATTCCATACGTTGCCACTTCCTCTTATGAGGGTTGGGGGTTATCGACTGATGATATTTACAATAATTTTAGTCATATTATAAATGGAAAGAAAACTATTAAAAATATTGACGGAATAGAAAACACAAAAGGAGCTTTGTTTTTAAGATACGATAATAAAAATAAAAAGATAAGAGAGAATATAATTCATATAATGGAAACACTTAACTCTACTTTTGTGGTTGAAAAAACCCAATGCCCTATGATATATGTTAGTAATAATAGCAATATAAAAATAGAAGCCAATGGATTTAATACTATATCTTTATTTGTTTTTGATAATTGTTTTGTAGATATAAGTAATATAGCAAGTAATACAAAAATATTAATAACAAAATATAGTAGCAATTGTACTATCGTTTCTAACGAGAACAATAATAATATAACATATTTTAATAAACCACTTAATATATAATAATGGCTGGAAAGTATTTTATGCAAAAGAGTTTATCGGTTGAGCCTTATGATATTGAACAAGAGTTTATCGGTTTAAAAATATCAAAGGTTACGGGTATAAACAGTAAAGGGAAACCTATGAATATCTTTACAAGGAAATGGGCTGATAGCAATACTATGGATGTTTATGTTCCTGCGACCATTACCTATGACTTCCCTGACGTAGAGATAACATATATTATGACTGACGCTGGGAATGTTTTATTTGACTTAAGAAATGAACACGATAGGTTTATTAATTACATACAAGGCGTTACTTACTTTTTTGACTATTATAGGAATAGAAGAGTTAAGTTATTAATGAATAGTGAGTATGAGCCAAGTGCTGAAATGTACGGACAACAAGCAGGGAATAATAGAGTAATGGGAACACTTAGATTCACAAAAATAGAACAAAATGAAATTATTTAATCAAGCAATATTATTTATATTAACGATAGCTTTTGGGTTATTAATATTATTATACATAAATGGTTATATCAACAAACCAAATGATAATATAGAAAGCCAATCGGTTAATGTAAGAACGGAATATAAGATAGATACTATATTGGTAAGTAATCCTATCCCTTATGAAGTAAAGGTTGTTGATACACTTTTTCTTGTAGATAGTTTAGTAATTAGAGATACAATTACTAATACTATAATACTACCATTAGAACAAAAAACATATAAGGATAGCAATTACGTAGCGTATGTTTCAGGGTATATGCCAAAGTTAGATAGTATCAATGTTTATAATAGAATAGAAACAAAGTACATTACAATAGAAAATAAATACAAAGCTAAACGTTGGGGTTTAGGAATACAAGCAGGGTATGGTCTTTATAAAAAAGGATTTACACCTTATGTTGGTATTGGTATAAGTTATAATTTAATTAATTTTTAATAATATGAAAGAAATACTTAATTTAGACAAATGTCTTGAATATGCAGGGATAATAGAATTACCTATTGAATGGGATAAAAAAACACCTTTTCTAAAGGCTATTATATTAGTAGAGAAAGTATCAGGAGTTAAGGAATATATGATTGGCTCTGTTGATGATAAGCTTTCTATATATGCTACTAAATGTTTTAGTAATGATGCCATAGCAAATTACATCACAGCTTATCCTTACTTAATGCTCAATAATAAAATACAAGAGCAAGGTGAAAATGTAGTGAAAGTAAAAATGGATGAAATTAAAACTATTGAAGAGAAATTAGATGATAGTTATTTTGGCATAGAGGGAGTTATTACTGTAAACGACGCAAAGGAATGGATTATAAAAAATGGAGATAGTCGATTAGCTACTTCTAATAAAAAACAAAAACTAAAAGAAAACATAGAAAAGATTAAAAACAACCTTAATACAGAAGAATAATGGAAGTAAGGCAAGGTGAAAATGTTGGTTTCGTAGGTATGCTAAAAACCGACTTAGGTGACGACATAAATAATTTAGAAGATTATATAGCTCCCAAAGGCAGTATTAAGATAGTTATATGGAGTACTAATGGTGGAAGTGTTTTTTTATCATCACCTGATAGAATAACTATTAATGAAGATACTAAAGAGATTTCATTCGGTCTACGTAGTGAGGAAACGGCAAAGTTATTAGGAGTATGTAATTTTGAAATGAAATTAACGACAGGTACAGCAGAAACAGGAGCGTCAATTATCGGCGTTACAAGTATTTTCAGAGTTTATCAATCTAATATAGGAGGGTTATAATATGAAATTTGATTTTATAGCAACAAATGACCACTTAACTATAAATGGCGAAGGTGTAGAGGAAACATCAACATCATTTGAGGTGGCTATGGGGACTGTATTTAAAGGAGATAAAGGAGATAAGGGAGATAAAGGGGATTTAGGACAAGGTTATAGTAGTAAAGGAGATTGGGAAGAAGGTACAACATACAAACCTTTTGATGTAGTAAAACATCTTAATAGCGTGTATGTATGCTTAGAAGAAAATACCAACTCTGCTCCTTCTTTAATTAATACCGATTGGGTTGTTTGGATTGATAGTTCTGTAATGGTAAATAAAGACGATAATCAAAACATTACAGGACTCAAAACATTTAATAATGGCTTAAAAGTTGGCACAGATGCACAGCTTGGCACATTCACACTAAATACAAACGACAACACAATAGACTTGTCGTTGAAAGATGGGGTGAGTTTACAGATAGGACAAGAATTTCTTGTACCAGTAAGAAATGGAGAGAGCAACCAATTAAATGACGGCGAACTTGTACACACTACCAGCACAAATGGGAATAGTGGGAGATTGGTTGTGCAAAGATTTCCAACCAATAATGGAAACGCACTAACAACTGTTGGAGTGGTTACGCAGAACATAGTAAGTGGTGGAGATGGCTATGTAACTATTTTAGGAAAAGTTAGAGGGATTGATACTTCTATGTGGAACGACGGAGATTTACTTTACCCACACCCTACAACAGCGGGGGCGATGACTAATGTTTTACCGATAGCACCAAAGACCAAGACAATAGTTGGGAGAGTAATAAAGGCACACACTAACGGAACTATATTTGTGAGACCTATTAATGCAATGAATTTACTCAATGCCTCCGATGTCTTAGTATATAATCCAACGACACTCACGGAAAATTCAATATTATTGTGGGATGCTACGAATAAGCGTTGGGTTGCAAAAACTTCTATTTCAGAACTTACCACAACCAGTAAGACTATTGTAGGAGCTATTAATGAAGTGAATGAAGGAAAAATTGACAAAACAGCAATCGTAGATAAATTAGGAATAGACCCTAATAAGCTAATGTCCCAAAAAGCTACAACTGATGCAATTATGAAATCTTATAATTACGACGTGAACCAATTGGCTTATGGTGTAAGATTAGACTTAACAGGAACAGGACAAAATTTGGAAAGGGTTGGTAATCTATCATTACACAAGACAAGACCTATTACAAGTAAAGCAAAGAATTGCGTTAAGAATGTTGCAGGTGTAAATTATTACTTGTCTGATGATACAGATTTACTTAAAGCTGATGGGGTTACTCCTTCTGTCCTTGATGGAACAGATGGAGATGTAATGAAAGAGATTCCTGAATTTTATGTAAGAGAATACACAGAAGGGAATTATGCTTATACATATATTAGTGAATTTCCATTGCCTAACTTCATCCGTATTCCTAAGACTTATCACGGATTATACGAAGGGAGTTATGACACGACTACTAATCAAACAAGGTCGGTTATTAATGCAACCATCAGAACAGGATTACCAGCGACAGGACAATCAAGAAGTTATTATAATAATGGAGCAAGACTTAACAGAAATATCACTTGGAATATTGATACATTATTATCTAATTATATAAGAGGGCTCTTATTTAGGGTTGATTATGCTACTTACGACAGCCAAGCTCCATACAATTCACAACCAACTGCTGAAGGATATTTGCAAGGAGGATTAGGAGCGGGATTAACAACTCTTAAATATAATAAATGGAGATACAATGGGTATAATCCTTTCATCCCTTGTGGATATACGGCAGAATTAGGGAATAGAACTGGTGTTAAAGATTTTTATATGCCTTATGAATATGATGGTTGGAGTTCCGTAACAGAAGATAATACAGGATACTATAAGGGGATATATAACGCAAGCACTCCTTATAATGTTGGTGAATATGTTGCTGATACTGCTGATTCTTCAATAGGACAAGGAGATGGCAAATTATATAAGTGTATATTAACCGCACCTGCTGGTACGTCATTGACTAACACGACCTATTTTACTGAACAGGTAAGAACTAAGGTTCAAGTAAATAGATTCTTGGTTGAAATACCTTTTGGTCATATATTCAAACACACGATAGATAGTATTATAGAACTAACTAATGATTATACAACTACCAAGTGTTATATATACGATAATCCTGAACATTATCCAACAAGTAATGGTAATGATATAAAAACAGCAAATGCACGTTTTTTCTGTAATATGCCCTCTAATGAAGGTTATGTGAAAACATTTAACAAATATACTTTAGTGCCTTATGCATTAGGTGGGAGTAGTAATTCTTGGGGTTACGACTACTATTATTGGAGAGGAGAAGTAGGAGGTGTTTTACGTGGTCTTCTGTTCGGTGGTTATGCGATTTACAGTGCGACTGCGGGGTTCGGCTGCTCGAATGCGAATCTTTTGCCTGCGATTGCCGATGCGACTATCGGCGTTCGCTTGTGCAACTTTGAAGAAAATATAGTAATAAATTCATAAATAATATAATAATGGAAGAAAAGGAATTAGATGACGGAAGTTTAAGTTTTCTCAAAATTGAGAGAAATAAAGATTGTCGAGAATTTAATTGTAGAGTAATCACTCAACAAGAATTGGTAAATAGAGAATTTTATTTAGTAGATTTTTTGCGTGATGTTTTAACAAAAAATGGATTGAGGTACTTGATATTTATTAAGTTTGATTTAAAAGATAGTGAGCTTGAAGGAAGGAAATTCTTTACTAATTCTCAATCGATAAAATATATTCTTGATAAAATAGAAGAAAGGAAGGCTTTCCCTCGAAAAGTTACCTTAAAAGGAATAGGTAATAAATATATATTAGAATAAAATAAATAGGTTGTATGTGTACACGTGGTCTTCTGTTCAGTGGTAATGCGAATAACAGTGCGAATGCAGGGTTCAGCTACTCGAATGCGAATAATTTGCCTACGAATGCCAATGCGAATATCAGCGTTCACTTAAACTATAACAAATTAATAAATAAAAATAATACACATAGACCTTGCCTCTTGGCAAAAAATACAAATCATAAGAAATAGCTTTGGTAGCATTGAGCGAAGAAGATATTAAGTTATAGCACAAAAAGAAATGAAGAGAGTAGGAAACATATATAATGAAATAATAAGTTTGGAAAATCTAAAACTTGCAGATGAAAAAGCAAGGAGAGGAAAGCTTAAATCTTATGGGATAAAATTGCACAATAAGAATAGAGATAACAATATCTTGAAACTTTATGAGCAATTAAAAAATAAGACATATAAGACTTCTGAATATAACATATTCAAAATTTACGAACCTAAAGAAAGAGATATTTATCAATTGTCTTATTTCCCTGATAGGATAGTTCATCACGCTGTTATGAATATATTAGAGCCTATTTGGGTAAGCATTTTTACTTCTGATACTTTTTCTTGTATTAAAGGCAGAGGTATTCACGGATGTTGGAAGAAAGTAAAGGATGCATTAAGAGATGTTGATAATACCACATATTGTTTAAAGATAGATATTAAAAAGTATTATCCAAGTATAAATCACGACATTTTAAAAGCTCTTATAAGGAAGAAAATAAAATGTAATGATACGTTAGAATTATTAGATGAAATCATAGATTCAGCAAAAGGAGTCCCAATAGGGAATTATTTAAGTCAGTATTTTGCTAATATATATCTAACTTATTTTGACCATTGGGTTAAGGAAGATTTGAAAGTAAAATATTATTTTAGATATGCAGATGATATGGTTTTCTTACATAGTGATAAAGAAGAACTAAGAAAGATATTAAATGAAGTAAGAGCTTATTTAAAAAATGAATTGGAATTAGAGTTAAAACATAATTATCAGATATTCCCAACACAGAAACGAGGAATTGATTTTGTTGGATACATATTTTTTCAAGACCACATTTTAATTAGGAAAAGCATAAAACAAAACTTTTGCAGGAAAGTAGCTAAGCTCATAAAACTAAAATTAGATAATAAGGAATTTAAACAAGGTATTGCGGCTTGGTTAGGTTGGTGTAAATATTCAAATAGTATAAATTTATTAAACAAAATAGCATATGAAAGAGGTATATTATAGCGAAAAACCAAGTGTTTTTCAAGAATTTGGAAACGGCTCGATACAATATCGTTGGGACATTGAAGAGGAAATAACTGATAAGATAGAAAATGAAACGGCACAATGGAAATGCAAAGAAGTTACTATATATCAGCCAATAACCAAAGAACAATTAACCCAAGCGGTTATAACAACTATATGGGACAACGATTTCGAGAAAAAGTTGATTAACGATTACAATGGAGCTAAAGCAGGGTTATTTGATACTGCAACCAAAGCTAAGTATATAGCTAATTATACAGATTTCTTGAACGAAAGGAAGGCTATTAAGGCACAAATAGATTTTGATTGGAATAACAGATAAAGTTATGAATGATAAGATACTTCACGCATTAATAGGTTTTATAATTGCTTGGCGTTTAATAGATGTAAATGTACATTGGATTATTACTTTGATAATAGTAATTATATTTGGAGCAGCTAAAGAGATTTACGATTATAAGTCTTATGGATTATATGATTGGAAAGATATGTTTGCAACTATAACAGGAGGAGTATTGTTATTACTAACAGAGATAATACATTAAAAATATGACAGATAAACTTTCGTTTCCAAAAACAGAGATAATTAGGTGGGTATTTACATTCTGTATAGGTGTTGCTGGTGCTTATCTAACTATCAACACACAAATATCTAATATTAATTCTAAATTAGAGATATTAGAATTAAGAGTAGAGCAGACAGAGAGCTTACAAGATGAAAACGCTAAAAACTATAAAGAAATTATGAATGGTTTAAATGAAATAAAACTGCAGTTAAAAGATAAAGCAGATAAAAAATATGTCCAATGAAGAAAATATTAAAGTTCATAAATGGAGTAATTGACTTTATAAAAAATATGCTTACCTCTAATTCAGATGCATCAAGTAAGCGAACTAATGGAACAATAGGGTTTCAATCTGTTATAGTAATACAGTTTCTTTGCCTTATTTTTAATAAAGAAGCTCCTGATATAACTGAATTGATTCTAATCGTGTCAGCTACTTTATTAGGCTTAGGACTTATGGAAGGAATTTATAGAAAAGGAGGAAAGAAATGAAAATAACTAATGAATTTCTAAAAGAGGTAATGCCACAATCTACTGAAAAGGACAGGCTAAAATATATAGAGTGGTTGAATTACTTTATGCCTATTTACAAGATAGATACAGAGAAGAGAGTAGCTGCATTTATTGCTCAAATAGGACACGAATCAGGATATTTAAGATATTCAGAGGAAATAGCCAGTGGTAAAGCTTATGAGGGGCGAAGAGATTTAGGCAATATTTACGCAGGAGACGGGATAAAATACAAAGGAAGAGGATTAATTCAAATTACGGGTAGATATAATTATGCTCAACTAAGTAAAGATTTGGGAGAGGATTTTATTAAAAATCCATCCTTGTTATCAACTCCTAAATATGCCGTTCAGTCAGCTTGTTGGTTTTGGAAGAGGAATAAACTAAATGATTTAGTGTAATGAAAAAAGATAATTATAACTTATTGGTTGCAATTGTATTTATAGTTAGTTTTATTCTATCTGTATCTTTTGTCATTTATTCTTGTAATAACAAGAAGAGATACAATACACAAACAGAAACACTAACAACAGAAGCAACTAAAACAGATAGTATTTATATTGACACTTTGCCTATAATTGACAATCCAATTACTCCATATGTTAATCAAGATAGCCTTGATAGAGTAGAGTTGATTAGAGATAGTATTCAATTCAGAAAGATTACTAAGAAGATTAATGGAGGATACAATGGCTTTGCGGATAGATATGCTATGTGGTTGAGAGCAAGAAATTCGATAAATAAATAATTTTTCATTAAAAATTTGGTGGTTACAGATATATGTATTATCTTTGCAAAAATTTTAATTAAAGAATATGGCAACATCATCACAGAAGAGAAAAGGCAGACCAGCTAAAAACTTATTAGAGGTTAAAAACAAAGGCTTAATAGGCGTTGTTAGATTAGAGAATAATGGCATTACCATTACAGTAACGGAAACAGAGGCTATTCTAAGTAGAATGCACGCTGTTAATATATATTATATAGGTAGTTCTGTTTATGAGTACTTAAAAGCACTTGTAGAATTAGAGATACAAGAGGAAAAGACCGAAGAAGATAAGATAATGATTGATAATTTATCTTGGGGTATTAATGCTTTTATTTTTTCTGACGGATACGCAGGCAATACTGATTATTTGGGTAACGCTTTAGGGTGGCATTACGAATATTTAACTAAATATTTAGAGGAGTTGCAACCAACAGAAGAAAACTCAAAAGACTTAGGCGAAATGGCTCTTAATGAATTTGCAATTGAAACTATGGAAAAATCCAAACCTACGAGTAAATAATAAAATAATATCCTCTACGTTACCCATAAGAACAACGCACCAGAGAGGATTTTCGATATTTATAGGGCGGTGAGTTACATCGCATCAGCCTGTGGAGCGTCAAAACAATTAAGCTCATTTGAGTTTGATGATGCTGTGAATCAGGAAGTAAACATCAATGTTCAACATTGTGTAAGTTTTATGTAACGGTCGAGGTTGTCCCATAAACAATCTTACTTGTTCATAATGTTTGTTTTTTAAAAATAGTTTTACGGATATTCTATTTTAAAACAAAAATCCCTATTTTTAAATTGCGGGATAGTGCAGTGGTTAGCAATTGAGTCTCATAATCTCAAAGTCGGTAGTTCGAATCTACCTCCCGCAACAAATATATTTAAGTAAATTAATATATCAATCTATGCAAATAACAACATACGACTATTCTATTGGAATAGATATAGGTAAGAATGGAGCAATCATTGTCCAAGATTTAATCACGGGAGAAATCACAAAACATATAATGCCTTTATTAGGAAACGAAATAGACGTAAAAAGTCTTTATGATATTTTATTGCCTTATAAAGATAAAAAATGTATGTGCGGAATAGAAGATTTACATGCCATCTTTGGAAGTTCAGCCAAATCTACTTATTCATTTGGCTTTATAGCAGGAGCGACAGAGGCTATAATTATATCTTTAGGAATACCTTACGCAAAAATACAAGCAAAGGTATGGCAAAAAGAAGCGTTTAGAGGAATCAAAGAAATTAGAAAAAACTCAACATTAAATAAGAACGGTGTTGAGGTGAAGGGCAAATTAGACACTAAGGCGATGGCTTTATTAGCTTCTAAGAGATTATATCCAAAGTTTGATTCAACGCCGTCAGAACGCTCTAAAAAGGCTCACGACGGCATAGTGGATGCTTTATTGATTAGCGACTATATTATCAATAACTATAATTAAAATTTATGAAGAAAAAATTCAAAGATTTAACGGTTGAGGAAATAGAGTATATTAAAAAAGAATATCATAATAAAGAGTCTGGATTAAAATGGGAAGAAAGAAAAGATAACCTTGCGAAACATTTTGGCATAACAGAAAGGACTATGCGTAAATGGTTTGCTAAACTTAATATTAGTGGACAAAATAACAAAATATCCGACCAATTTGAAGAAGCTAAAAATAATAAACTACAAGAGGGTAAAAAGATTTTCTTAATAACTTATTGCCAAAATAACACTGATATAAACGAGGAGTTATTAGCTAATATGGAGGCTTATGCTTCTTTTTTAAATGCTCAAATATTAGTGATTGGTGGTAGATATAAAAACCCTACATCTGTATTTGCTGATAAGCCTTATGAATTTTGGGATAAAAGTGTTATAAAATACTTAACTACATCTCGTTTAGATTTACATAAGTATTGTACTTTAATGGCTGATGTAAAAGTACAAACATCAGCAAGTAATCCTTTATCTACTTTAGAGGGACTAACTCACGAGAATAGTTGTATTGTAGGCTCTCCAAGAATTATCTTTAAGATGTTGCCTGTCTTAGAGGGTTGTAAACCAAAAGCAATGCTTACAACAGGTGCTTTATCTAAGCCTAATTATGTTGATAGTAAAATTGGTAAGGTTGCTGAATTTCAACACGTGTACGGATTTGCTATTGTTGAGGTAAAAGATGATGATGTGTTTTATTTTAGACAGGTTACAAGTGCTTCTGACGGAAGTTTTAATGACTTATATTATCACGTTTCTAATGGTATTGTCAATAGAAATAACTCTATATCAGCTGTTACTTTTGGGGATTTACATTATGGCTCAACAGATGAGAGGGTAATGGCTAATATGGATAGCTTATTATCTAAATTAGTTCCCGAACACGTATTTCTACACGATGTTTTTGATGGCTATTCTATTAATGTACACGAACAGAAAGACGGATGTATTCAATACTTTAAGGAGTCAAGGGGTCTTAACTCCTTAGATAAAGAGATAAAAGGTATGCTTGATTACTTAGAGTATTTTACTAAGTTTAAGAAAGTATTAATTGTAAGGTCTAATCACGACTTGTTCTTAGATAGATACATTAAAGATACACAATGGCAGAAAAACACTACTCCAAAGAATAGTTTAATACAGAATAAACTTACCGCATTATTACTTGAGCAATACGAAACTAACGGATATGAGGCAATAGGGTTAATACCAGCTTTAATTAAGCAACGTTTTCCTCAATTTATTACATTAGGGTTAAATCAATCTTATAAGGTAAAAGGTTGGGAGGGTGCTAATCACGGCTTTTTGGGTAATTCTGGGACTAAAGGTAGCATAAACCAATTTAGACAATTAAATACTAAGCTGATTATCGGTCATTTTCATACTCCTTCAAGATACGAGAATGTCGCTGCTGTTGGTACTTGCACTAAATTAAGACTTGGTTATAATGTATCTGCTTCTAATTGGTTGCAATCTTCTATAATTACTCATAATGACGGAAAAATACAACATATAAATTTCATTGAAGATAAAGAAGGTAATTTAGGTTATACTACGTTTAAATATTAAGAAGCCCCTCAGGCGAGTGGAAACATCATAATAGAGGGGCGTTTTGTAGCTTATCTTACAAGTGGAGGGTGTCATACGTGGCACTCTTTTTTTTTAAGTAGATTCTATTTATTGATATTTAATTAATTATGTTTCGGTCGCCTTATTAATAAGATGAGCAGAATGGATATTGTTTGCAAAAAAGGGGGACATAAATGAATATATCCCCCTAAACAAACAATAAAAACAAACATTTTAATTTTTCAGTATCTTTAACGCCTCTTGATATAATGGTGAACTTTTATCGTATTCGTTAAATATTTTATTCATAGTTTGTATTTGTGTATCTGTAAATACATGTAAACTAATAGTTGATATATTGTTATCGGTTATTATCTGAGATTCTATAATAGAATTAAATTTACGCTGACAATCATCGATAAAAATTTCCTTAGGAGATTTTTGAATAGGAAAGTTTCCATCTGAATCTTTTTCAAAAGGTCGCTCTTTAGTGTATCTACTTAATTTTACTTTCATTTTCTTCTTCTTTGTATTCACTTAAATCAATCCAAGAGTTTTCTTTGTCATATATTATTCTTGTATAATGTAAACCTCCGTCTATGCTTAGATTACCACATTGGCAAGTTGTAAAATCGTGCCTATGTTTAGATTCTATAATGTCTTCACATTCCTTACACTGATATCTGCTTCTTATTAATTTTTTCATAATAATAATGTTTTAATTTTCTCTTATTTTTTTTATATGGTTTAATGTTTTCAAATGTCTTACCATCAGACAATGTTGCAAGTGTTTTTATACCTAAATCAACACCAATAATGCCATTGTTTTTTGGGTATATCTGTGGTTCAAAAGGTATTTTGAAAGCAATAAACCAATGACTTGCTTTTTTACTGATTACAACATTCTTTATCTGACACTCTGGTAGTATTTCAGAACACTTCAGCCAACCAAAAATAGGAACTTTAATTTTATTACCATCGGTAATGATGTTACCTTCAAGGTAAAAACTATCGTGTTGTCCTTTCTTTTTATATCTTGGATATTTAGTTCCTTTTACTTTAAATGTTCTTTTATACGCTTCATCAAGATTTCTTAATGCTTGTTGTGGGCTACATTTGCTTACATCATATAACCAATCTTTTGTCTGTTTTTCTTCTGCAACAAATTTCTTATGCAAATCAATGGCAGTTGGTCGTTTTTCTTTATTTTGAATAGCATTATCACATACAGACTTTCCCCAATTATACGCATAACGAGCCACTCCAGCGTGCTTATTTGCAAGTGTTGTCTGTTTATTATTGAGTTCTAATCTTATTTTAATGCTTTTCATTTCAATTCTTTTGCAACTTCTTTTATTCCAATCATATACATATTACTACAATATCTATGCCAAAGTTTATATTTGTGTAAGTTTGTCTATATTTTTAATTACTATTATATGCCTCCTCTTCTTTGTTTAAATAAATATTCTTAGAACGCATAGTCCAGAAATCTGATTCGTGGTTTGGTGAAGAATATGAGTATAATCCCTCAAAGTCATCTTCCTCCGATTCAAATGTACCTATCATTTCTTTATCCCATAGAGCTTTATAATTTTCCTCAACAAACTTCTTTCGTTTATCTTTTGCTGATATTATGGTAAACATTTCAGGATTAAAATAAAACAAAACGTCATTATAAGATACTTTTAATTCTCCTTTAACCATTTTAGTAGATATTTCCTTATTTAATATTTTGTCCCATAAATCCTCTATGGAGATATTTATGTGTCTAATTTTCTTTACCTCTTTAATTGCTTCCTTGAAACTTATTACTATCATAACTCATAATGCTTTTTATTAATTCAATTTTCTCTCTTAAGATGTAATCTTTACTTAAATTATTAGTAATATATTTTTTCGCTAAATATATCGTTCTTAAATCTATATTGTACGTAAAACCTATCTCTTTATATGTCATATCCCCCATTTCGTGCAATAGATACAAAAAAACCTTTTTAGCAATTGACGCCCTCTTGCAACGTGTGGTTAATATATCCTCAATATTATAAACATATTGTACTAAAGAAAGGAGTTTATTATAGAATCTTAAGTCTATATTTTGTAGCTTATCTTTAATAAACTCCATATCTTCATTAGATATACTATCTTTAATAATATCATCTAATTTTTTCATTTATGATTTAATTAAAATGGTGAATCACTATCTGTGGTCTCTTGTGTTGGTTGAGATTGTTGTGCTGGTTGAGATGGTGCATTTTCATACCAAATTCTCCAAACTTCATTAGTGCCATAATACTTACCATTATATTCTCTTGCTTTTACATTGTAAGAGATTGTAGCGACGGCTTCTAACTTAACTTTGTCTATAATATCTGCTTTCATTATAGTAGCTAATAACCTTTGAGGATATTGCGGATTTTGAGGGGCGTGTTCCTCAACCATAATATCTTGACTTTTCCATTCGCTGCCTTTTGCTGAGATTCCTGACCTTACTTCGCCAGCCCATTTAATTGTTCCTTTAAATTCCATTTTTTATTTATTTATTAATTGGTTAAAATACTCCTTTAATTTATCAGCTACCTCTTGAGCTTCCTCTTTTGTTTGGAAGTAATTGTTTGAATCATAAGCTTCCTCATCAAAAAAATCATTCTCTTTATAATAATCTTCTACTTTAAAGTTTGAGGTAAAAGAATAATAAGTCTCTCCTACTTCAGCTCTCCATCTATTTGCTTCTTGACGTTCAGGAAGATTGTTAAAATTAATTACTAAATAGTCATAATCATCTCGGTAGTGGAGTAATCTTGGGTATTTATCAATACTATAATACCTGCCATCTAGTGTAAAGCTTGCTGTATCATACTCATCAAAAACAACAAATATAGAATCATCCTTATTTAGGGTATTTATGCCGATTACTTTTCCTATTCTCCCCCTGATAATATCAATAACCTTGTCCCCTACTTTAAATTCCTGTAAGTTATCTTGATTGTCTTTCTTAGGGTATTTTTCAAAGAAAATATCAAAGTTTTTATTACTAATTACTTCATGCCAAAAATCTTGTCCTTCTTTAGATAAATTCCAATCAAATCCGCCATTATACATGGTAGATTCTCTGTTTTTTTCAAATACAGAAACATCTCTTTTGTTCAATTGCTCTTCTTGATAATCAAGTATTCGCTTTATGACTTCTTTTGGGAAACCTTCTAATTCCCCTTTGGGGACATAGTTTTCTAATTCTTCTTTTGTCATATTGTTTTCTTTTTTTATATTT